TGTCTGCAATCTGCTTGCTTAGCTGAGCGACTGCATTGTCTACACTGTCCTTATCAGCTTTAAGATTAATCTTCATTGTCACTGCTTCGTCAATGTATGTTATTTCATTATCAATGCCAGCAAGTCTATTGCTCAAATTCTCATATGTTCCACGAGCGTCATACACTTCTTTAACTGTTTCAGCGATAGTTCCATATGTTTTCTCTGAAATTTTAGCGCTATCAGCGATAGAAGAAGTCACTTGAATCTTGAGCGGAATAGGTGTATTTACAATCACTGTTCCGTCTTTTACAATGTTAAGTTCTATGCTGAGATATCCATATCTGCCATTGAAATTCTCAAGTGGAATAGTAACTATATTGTTTGTGACTGTGCAATCAACTGCATTATTGACTAAAACATCATCAATAACAAAAATCGCAGTAACTGTGCAACCGCTTATATCGAGTTTTTCTCCACTTGCAATTATCGTTACATCAAGATATCTTGTCTTTTTGTCATTAATATTGACAATACCTGCAATTCGCTGCTCGTTGCGACTGTTGATGTCAATTGTAGCAGGAATATGTTTAAGTTTCATTATCTTCTAAATCTCCTTTTGATTTTTAAAAAATCAGACATTTTGAGATTAACTTCTCCTATGCCGATTTCTGTGTATTTTTCGCTAATGCTGTCATATACTGTTTTTGTGATTTTGCTTTCAATTTCTGAACCATCTTTATGCAACACTATTACTTTGTCGCATAGCCCACAATCTTTTAAATTTGCAAGTTCCGATTCAAGCGTTACAGTAATATTAACATATTCAGTAACTTGTTCAGTATTTTTTAAATATTCTTCAGCTGCATCTTTAAGCATATTCCTAACATCGTTATATCCCAAACCTGTTTGAGGATTTACTTTTGTTTTTGTAATTTTACTTGTGCAATCAAATAGATATGTCTTTTTAAAAACTGCATTCAAATTAGTTGTGTAAAGTTCTGTTGCAGTTACTGTAACTTCTTTACCATCTGTTGTTTCGCAACGAGCATATGGCATAATGTGTGTATAATATTCATTGATTGAATTAATTTGTTTAAATTCTGATATATTTGAGCCAAAGATAAGTCTATGAGTGCCTTTACCTCTGCTTGAAAGCAGATTGACTGTAAAGTTATTACACCACAATTCTGCTTTAAAAACTGATGTCAAACCTTCTTCGTCGTTAAGTAAAATATTCTCAAATGTTTCTGCCGAGTTAAACCCGAGTGAAAATTCTTTTTTGAATCTAATATTAGATGAGAAATTAAACCAACTGTAAGGAATATTTTTGTACCATACTTCATATTGAAGATTAGAAATAATTGAAGCAGGATCATCATCTTTTGAATAATTAAAATACATAGGTACGGTACCGTTTTGAAAGAATAATCTTGATATATGACTTCCTGATACAGTCATATCGCCATATTTATCAATTTCTATTTTTTCAATATAGAATACCTGTGGTCCATCTTGTGAATTAGCTTTTGCTTTTATGTAAGCACCATTTTTGACTTTATCAATTAATCTATCTGTACTTTTAATCTTTGCTTCAAATGTATATATGCCATTGCGTTCTTCTGTTACTAAAAATTCAGTACATTCAGTAATAAATCCGTAGCCGTTAGTGTTAAATGATTCTGTAGAATTTTGAAGACTGTCATAAAGCAGAGGATACATTATAATCGCCTCCACCGTGGTATAATTTCAATTGTATTGAAAGCATTACTTTTTTGAGATAGCAATTTAATTGTATTCCAACCAGGGTGTAGCTTTGGAAAATAATTACTTGCAATGTAATTATTCATATCTGACAATCCACAGTAAGCTGAATGTAGTTCTGAATCAAGTTCAACAATGCTTTCACCGCTTGAAAAAACAGTTTTTATTTGCATAAGTGTGTTATTAATTTCTAATGATACATCTTGATTGTAAGACAATTTTATATATGGTGCAGAATCAAATTTTTCAGGATTATAAATATTGATTTCTGCTGTGGATGATGCGGGTAAGTTATACATTATAGCTTTCTGCCCTTCGTCACTATACCAAAAAGGTTGTCTTGAAAAATTTAAAATTGTTGATACACATTTATCTGCTTTATATTCTATTTTATCAATACTCTTACAAATTGCTTTTGTGAAATAGCCATTATTATATGTATCTCGCAATTCTTTGTACGTGCAATCAAAAGTTGCAAATTCTTCTGCAAGCATATGTATAAGAGTTTGAGTATTGTTATATACAAGCCACGGAAGACTGTTGATTTCATACGATACATCTATATTTTCGTAATAACCGTTATCGCTGATTATTCCACCGTCTTTGCCATAAATGTCGACAATATCAAATTTGCGGTTTGCTATTTGATAAAAAGGTGTGTTGGCTATACAAAAACCAAGTTTGCGTAAGCTTGTACCGTTGTATTCTAAATTATGCATAAATTTACCTCTTTAACATTCATTGCTAAGTGTGTCTATAATTGCATTTGAAACACGCTCATTGAAATTATCAATATCTAAGTCCGTATTTATGTTTACATCACCGTAGTAATTTAATTCAACCTTTGGAGAGTTTGTTACTACTTTATTTGTACTTCTTGATGCAATAGCATTATCTAAATTTTTGATGTTATTAAATTTATCATTTAACATATCAATATAGCTAACAGGTTTTTCAAAATCAAAGCTACCAAGCATAGAACTTGCAAGATTTTCTGTGCTTAGTTTTACTTTGTTTTTATTGTCATTGATACCTATTACTAAACCTTCTGTAAAATAACTGCCTATTTTTTTAGCCTCTCTCGACGGAGAATTAATGCCAAGAATTTTTTTTACTGCACCAAGTGCAAGTCCGCCTATGCCTGTAGCTGTGCTCCATACATTCTTAATAGCATCGCCCAACGAAATACCATTAATAAAACCTTGAACAAAATTATTACCTGTGTTGAACAGAGATATACTTCTAACACCACTGCGAGTGCTTTTACCAATTCTTACTCCAGCTTCTCTTGCAACGCCACTGTTTCCGTCAATACCTGATGCGTAATCGTTAACACTTTTGCTGCCTATTTTGACTCTTTCATGTTGGTCACTTGCAAAACCGGACGAACCTTTTTTTGATACTTTATTGGCTGATTCATATACTGTTACAGAATTTTTATCAATACCATCAGCTACATTACTCGTTGCTTTTTCTCCTGTTTCAAGCGAATTTTGACAATATTTATTATATTCATCTTCTGCTGCTTGTAAAAGTAATTGCATATTAGTAAGATCGTCAGCAGTATAGTAATCTGTTTTTCCTTCTGCAATTGCTTGTTGAATTTCAGTAAATCTCATACGATAGTTTACGCATTGTTGCTTAAGTGTTTCTTCTGTTCCTGATTTTGCAGTTATAAAATCATTTTGAATTTTTCTTAGTGCATCTGAAGTATTTTCTTCATTTTCATTTAAAATTGCAGTTTGTAGATTTTCGTAATTATCTATAGTTGTAAGATATTCTTGCAAAGTCTTCTTTGAAGTTTCTAACTCTTTCTTTTTTTCTTGTTCAAATTTTTTTGCTGAATCTAATTCTTTTTTGCCTTGATCAACTTTAGCGCTAAGACCAATGATTTTTGACATTATAGGTCCTTTTTCTTTTGCTCTTTTTAGCTGTTGCTCTAAAGTCATTAACTCTGTTACATCTTTATTGTATTCAGTTTGTACTTTTGATGTACCCCTTTGAGCACTTTCATAAGCTGCTTGAGCACTTTCTACATTATTTTGTGCTTCGCTTTTGTTTGTAACAGCTTCATTGTAATTTGATTCATATGCAGATAGAATATTGTTAGCTTTTTTCTTGTCGATAACTTCCTGAATAGTGTCTCTAAGTTCTTTGTAGTTTTCTATAACATTGTCATTCAATGTTATTTCTGTTCCGGTTAAATCCCCAAGCTTTGTAGTGATGAATTTTGCTCTGTCTTCGTAGCCCTCATTTACTTTACCGTTTTCATCAACTATTTTTTTAAGTTCTTCCCATAAGTTATCATAATATTGATTTTCGCTTGTTGCTTTATTTACGGATTCGTTTCGTTTATCAATAAAATTTTGATAACTGTCTGTAAGTTCTTTGTTTTTTTCTTTTGCAGTGTCTATTTTCTCTTGCCATTCGTCTAATTTTTGTGAGTTATCTTGACTTGCTTCGCTCCAAGCATAGATAGTGCCTATGAGTGTTGTCACTATTGATACTACAGCACCGATAGCATTAGCTTTTTGTGCAAGATTTAAGCCCTCTTGAGCTAAAGCAGCCCCTTCAGTAGCTGTTTTTAACACTTTATAAGAATTAACAAGCTGTGATGTAGCTGTAATTACTGCTGATGTTTTCTTGCCTATCCAAATGCCTGCAGTAAGAGAGCCGACAGTTTTTAAAACAGGAATAATTTTATCTGTATGTTTAGAAGTAAAATCACAAAGGCTTTTGACTTCTGGAAATAATGATTTGCCAATAGGGTTTATTATGTCAGTTTGTATCGTCCTGCCAAGTTCTTCCCAATCGGATTCGACATCGTCGTATTTGATGTCTTTAATTTTTTGCATTGAATCTTTTGTTAAATCAGCTGTACCGTTGATTTCCATTAACGCTTTAACACCATCGGCACCAAGGTCTTCCCACATCGTGCCAAATAAATCTACACCCACTTGATTCTGCTTGATCTTATCATCCATGTTAAACAATTCTTGCAGAACTTCTTGTGTTGCTTCTTTCGCAGTATCACCACCGGCAGCAAACTTTGCTTGCAACTCTTCAATAGTGCCTTTTGCACCATTACCAGCTGATTCTAAAATTTGTAAATTTGTTTTTGCTGTTTCAAGAGCTGAACTGTATTCTGCTATTTTGTCTGCGTTCTTTTGTTTTGTTAATTCACTTGTTTTTTCGTTAAATCCAGCTTGTTCAGCTTTTGCATACGATAGATTTTGCTCAAGTTTAGCTATTTCATCTTTTGCTTTCTGTATTTCTTCTGCTGATGCTTTAACTCCATATCCAAGTAGGTTAAAGCCTTCTTGGGTTGATGTAGAAGTGTCTTTAACTCTGATTCCAAACTCTTTCATTGCATCACCGAGTTTATCAACACTGAATGTACCCGCTGCGGTGCCGTTTGCAAGTGAGTTAATAAATTCGTTTGCATTGTAACCCATTTGCTGATAATGCACGGAATATTCATTAAGAGTGTCAAGAAAATCACCGTTTTTATCAAGCCCACGCTGTGACCCCTGAACTACAAGATTAAAAGCCTCAGTTGATGATATTCCAAACTGTTCCATAAGCATATTAACTGCTCTTAACGATTCTGGTATATCATAACCAAATGTGTCTTGTAAAGTATATAGATTTTCTGCAAGTTCTTTCATTTTGCCTGGATCTGTTTCGCCGGTAAACTGTTTAATTTTAGCAAGTGTATCAGCTATTTCTTCTTGTGATTCGCCGAAGTTGTTTTTATAAATATCATTGATTACGCTTTTATATTTTAATAATTCATCTTTTGTCAAACCTGTTTGAGCTTGTAATGAATTGAGCGCCTTTTTTTCGCTGTTAGCACTTGTTATTGCTGCTATTGCAGAACCACCCGCAGCACCTAAAGCAGCACCTATTCCAGCTGCTGTGTCGGCAAGAACATCTTTAAGCTCAGTTGCAGATGTTTTTACATCGTCAACTTCTTTTTTGAATTTGCTTAAGTTAGTATTGTTGCTTTTGTCTTCAAGTTCTTTAAGGCTGTCAGTTGTTTTGCTTGTTTCTGCTCTGACATCGCTCATTTCGCCCTCAAGCGATTTCATATTGACCGCTTTTGCTGTCGCCTCTGTATCGGCAAGCTGCTTTTCAAAGTTTTCAAGCTGACTTTTAGTTTTTTCAACTTCACGCTGATATGCTCTAAACTGATCCGCAGATATTTCGCCGTTTTTAGCTTGTTCTTCAACTTGCTCTTTAACTTCATTAAGCTCTTGGAGAGCAGATGTACTGCTTTTAATCTGTTCACGCAGAACATCTTGCTTTTGCGTGAGCAAGACTGTATTGTCAGGGTCAAATTTAAGCTGACTGTTAATAGTTTTCAATTCCGCTTGCAATGAGCGTGAAGAGGATTGTATATTCTTCAACGCTTTTTGCAAGTCCGTTGTTTCGCCTGCAATTTTAACTGTAATACCTTTAATAGTTGACGCCATATATATCCTCCAATCTTTTGTAATCACTCATCCATTCAGAATATTGCTGATAAGTAATATTTCCGCTGTTGTATTTTTCTTCAACGAATGGCAACACTGATTTAAGTTTCAAGTATTTTTCTTCATCAGCGTGTATGTTCTGATTGTTTTTGAGCTTGTAGTAAGTATCAATGTAATCCAAAATAAAACCAATCGAAAAAATTTTTATATCAGCGACAGTCAGACCGCATTTGACGGCATAGGATAAAATCTCCTGTGCCGTCATTTGTACTCTCAGACTGCTGCCGCTGTTGCTTTTTTTGAGCTGGTTTTCAGTGATTCTACAATGAGGTCAACAAGGGGCTGTGCTGTTGATATTACTTCTCCAATGCTATACTGCTTTGAAAATTCTTTGATTGGTTTTATTGTATCGTCTGCAGATTTAGCCGCTGCCCATAAAATGCGCACAGTTGAGCTGTACTGTACTTTATTTGGATTAGCTGTCAACATATCGACATCTCTTAAAAAACTGCGATTCTTGAAATTGTCTTCGTAAATAAGCATAGTATATGCAGACACTTCAACTTCAAGCTCTTTCTCACCGACTTTAATTGTTTTATTCATTATACTTCTCCTTTTACTGTTGGAGTTACTACCGATTCAGGTAATGTGTCTTCATACGATGTGTATCTTACAAAGTCATTGTCCGGGCGAGGTTTTGAGGTGATTGTAAATGTCGGAAACTGCGGATCAAAGTTACCCTCTGATGTCTTATCGTTGCGTGTGGCTCTTGTAGATGCAACGCAGTCGAAGTATGTGTCAATTTCATAGAGTTTGTCGCTGTCATAACGCTCTTTAGCAACAAGCAAAGCAAAGCGAGGTAATACGCTGATTCCGCCTTTTTCAATAAATCCACCTTCGGTTGCCTCAGCATTGCCGTACCAGTCCTTTTCGATGTCATCAACGATAGCAATAAGCTCAAGACTGATGTTGTAACCTGCATTGTTATTTGCAACTATAACAGGCAAACCGTCTGCATATACGGTAGTTGATTCACCGCTTGGTTCTGCACCTACTGTTCTGCCGCCGGCTTTGTCAGACTTAAACCACTTTACTTTGTCATATGTAATTTTGCCTTCTGTTGTTTCTGTAAGCATAGCATAGCCTACTTTTGCGATTGTTTTGTTCATAAGATAATCTCCTTTGTTATTTTCTTTTGATTCCTCCACCCATTGCCTTTGAAGAGAGAATTAGTTTTTTAACTTCGTTTTCAAATTCTTTGTGAATTTGCTCGCTTGCAGGAGCAATGTGCACTTTTGGCATTACAGTTCCGCCTTTTCTACTTGCGTGAGGTTTTTCGAGCAAGTGTGTAAGCCTGTATTCTTTGCCTGAGGCAAAGACCGTCTTTTCATAGTAAGCATTAAGTTCGTTTGTAACTTTTACTTTGAACGACCTGCGATATTTTTTCCTTTTGCCAACAGGTGCTGCTTTTTTAATTGCTTCTTTAAGCTCATCTGCTTTAGTATCAACAAGATGTATAACACCCATTTGTATGTCTGCCGTATATCCTGCAACTTCACGAGATATAGTTTCGCCGATTCTGTCGATACCGCATTTTTTGTTGCTCATATTTTGTAATCAACTCTTACTTCATAATATGATACACACATTTTTTCTGCCGCAATCCATGCTCGATTAGTCTTTTTCCAAACAAGATTGTTCTTATTAAGCCATTCTGCAAATTTTTCCTCACTTGTATGATCGGTCCTGTCTGTATATAGCTCAATATCAATCTTACTATATAAAGTAAAAATAACTTTTCCGTCTGCATATACATTTTTATCTTCATCTTTGAAATATGCAATAAACGGAGTTTCAACCGGCTTGCTAAAATCAGCCTCAGCAACTTTGAAGTTACAAGTTTCAAGTAAGTCGACAAAATCATCATAATTTTTAAAAGTCATTTGCTTTCTCCTTGTATAAGCCTCTCTGAGATAAAGATAAAATAGTGCAAGGCGGATTTTTGCATCTGTCATGCTGAACCTGCTCAATTTTGTATCTTGTGCAGTCAATTACCAAAGCCATATCCGGCTGAATTTTCTCATCACAATGTATATGTATCACTTTTGATAATTCAATATCATTTTGTTTTGCACCGTAATAACGAGTAACTCCAACTTTTTCGTTGCCAAAGCGATACTTTCGTGCTGTGTTAGCAATAATAGTATCGTTTTCGTCTGTATCAAAAACAAAAGCTACACCGTCGTTAAATGTCAAAAACTTAATATCACTTTGAGTCATAAGCTTTTACCTCATATTCTTGCCTTAACATCAAAATATCCGCTGCAAAGTTGTTGTCAAACTGTTCTGTTGCGTTGCTGTAAGCATATCGGCAGTAGTCAAACAACAAACTTCTTGCTCTTGTAGAGCTTATGAAATCCTCATCAGTTAAGGCAGGATGGAAAGAGCGGAGGTGTTGCTTGCCATTTTCAATTATGATATTAATTTTTGATTTTGCGCTATCGTCAGTTTTGATGTGTTCGCTGTCAAAATCAAGCATATTAATCACATCATCAATTAACTGTGCCATAATTCAACACCTCCTGCTTATTATGTTGATGATTTAGAATTGAGAGTAACCTCGATAGCGAGCGGTTCAAGAGCGCTGATATCAAGCTTTAAGAAATCAGTTTCATCATACGAGAAACCCGTTGCATATGTTTTAATTGTATATACACGATTGTCTTCGAGAAACTGGTTCTGATCAGAGTATTCGAGTTTACCGCCTTTACCAGTCGATACGCAGGCTTTGTATTTAGAAAGCTGGCCAAGAGCAGCAGTGCCTACTGCAATCATTTCAGACTGAAATACTCGTGTAGGATAAGGGAAAATGTTGTTTTTATAGCTACCGTCAGTAGCAAGAACTGTAGTTGCAGGAATAACCTTCGTGAGGTAATCAACAGGATTGACAATTAAGTCAACAAACGGCACTGACTTAGTTTTGCCACCTTTGCCTTTTGCAATCTTACCGATCAGAGGCATATATGACTTAATATCGAGTTTTGTAACTTTAGTCGCCGTCTTGTCAGGATATGCACCTGCGGTTACTGCGCCGTTAATATTCTTGAGAATACCCACAGGCTTGTTTTTGCCGTCACCATTGATAAAACCGTCCTCAAGTCCGTAAGCAAGAGCATCAGCAAGAATTCTGCGAACATAAGCGTCAATGTATGTAGCTCCGAGTTCAAGCATATCCTTTGGAACAGGAATAAATGCTGTAAGCTTTGATGTTGAGAAGTCTTTTTCTTCAATGGTTCCAGCGAGCTCCTGTGCAATCTGAGAATTAAGAGCGCCCCAAGCCGCCATTTGTTTTGTATCAGTTGCAAAAATTGCTTTCACTGAGCCGTACGTGTTTTCAATATTGATAGCATCAAGAAGTGGATGCTCATTTGAAATGTCTTCGAGAACTGTATCAATTACAGTCTGCGGAATAGTTACATCAAGACCTGCAAGGCTCTGCTTAACATCAACCGACTTAGATGCAGTTTTAATGTTATTGTAAAAGGTCTGCTCAGCTGATGTGAGCTGGCGGAAACCTCTTTTTGCAAGGATAGCGTTGTCGGCGGTCGCACCTACTTCTGCTGCTGTGTCAATAATAGCCTGCTGAAGACTTGTAGCGTACTGCTCAAACGCAGCAGTCATTTTAACTTCATCTTTATCTGCAAATGCTTCTTTTAACTGTTTCGCAAAATTCGTTTTTGCATTATTGATTAAATCAAGATTTTTCATTTTTATTCTCCTTTATAAATAATTTTTATTTTTGAAATAATTTTCAAAAAAATCAAAACTGTCTTTTTCGTGCTGAGTGGGTTTTGATTCCTGTGGCTGCTTTTTGCAAAGCATTTTCGTGAGTTCTGCCGCTGCTTGTTTTGCTTTAGGATTTTTTCTCTGTTCTGCTTGTTCAACAACTTCTTTTGAATCCGTTAAGTCAACAGGGTCGAGAATTTCATCACACAAGCCGAGTTCGAGCGCCTCCTGTGCAGTAAGGAATGTTTCAGCATCAAGCAGTGGTTCAAGGGTTTCTCTCGTAAGTTTATCGCCTGCGTGTACGAGATAAGAATTTGTGCTTGCTTCGCTGATTTTATCAAGCTGTTCGGCGTATTCTCTATGTTCCTTAGCGTTACCGTAGCAAGCACCGATAGCGTGATGAATCATCATAGTTGTATTAGACGGCATTATGATTTTATCCGCTGCCATAGCTACTACACTTGCGATTGAACACGCCATACCGTCAATATACGCAGTAACAGGTACATTCTGCCTTTTTAACAGATTGTAAATAGCGACACCTTCGTCAACATAACCACCAACTGAATTGATGTACAGTTCGATACTGCTAATAGTCCCCGCTTTATCAACGGCTTTTCGGATATACTCTGCACTTGTAGTTGAACCATAGTAATAACCCCAACAGTCTAAATACCCCGGTTCAATTTCACCGTACAAATAGATTTGCAAGACATTTTCATCCGCAATCTGCTTGATTTTGTAGTTTCTTTCTTTCACTGAGTTTCACCACCTTTCAACACCTCATCTGATGTCTGATAGTTCTTTGTAATGTAATATTTCTGTGCCCATTCTTCTTCGCAAGGCAGCATATTACAATACTTTTGAGCCTTTGCAGGGGAGAGGACACCGCTTGCTATTGATTTGTCAAGGTTATTTGCATTGCTTATAGCGTCTATATGTTTAACTGTTGTTGTATCGATAAGCATATAGTTGCCTTTTAAAAATTCGGAATTTCCGAATTTCTTTTTTGTAATTTCTTGTTCAAACATTTGTGCAATAGGATCTACCGCATTTGCGATAGCACAATCCATAGCGTCTGAAAGCATAGATGCCTCGCCGCTAAGAATAGCCGGCGGAATGTGTAAAGCGTTTCCAACAGTTGCATATGCCTCTGCTCTTAGCTTTTGAATATCGGTAATTTCACTGTTTGTAGTTTTCCCTGCCTCTGTTGCAGGCTCTGAATACTTCATTCCTTTGAAAACAGGTAATACAGCATTCTTTGACTCATAATATTTTTTGAACTGCTTTCCGAGAATTTCAGAAAATGTTTCGTTAAAATCTTTATCGCCAAAGTTGAAGTTTTCAAAAGTTACTATACCTTTATGCCCTATGGCTTTATTGTAGCGCTCTTGAGCAGACATCATAAGTTGCTCGTATGTAGTGCACATTTCGGCTAATAAGCCTCTGAGAGCAAAGCTGTTGTACTTTAAATAAATTACTTCACTTTCACTAAAAGTACGCTGATATGTAAAATTTCGGCAAGTTACACTTGTAAAAATATCATCAAAAACAGCATATTCAGTTTTGCAATAGCTATCTGCAATGAGCAACTGATTATCAGCAGTTGAAATAATTAACAGTTCGTTGTCAAAAATTAATTTTGAAATCGCCTGTGTTAAAAACTCGACTTTCGTTTGATGTTTGTTCGGTGCATAATTCCATAGATAGTATTCAAGACCTTTGTACTCCTTGTTATCAATTACAGTAACAAATTCGCACTTGGCAATGCTTTTGGCTATAAAATCAATTGCAGTAAACAGTGCAAGCTCTGTTAGCCTAAACCGCTGCTCGGCGGCAGAATAACTGTCATCAAAGCTGTTGTCATTTTCTTGAGGGGCTGCTTTAATTTTTCTGCGAAAAAAACTAAAAATATTCAAAATATCACCACCTTATATGCTGATAGCTTTAAAAAATTTCTCGAAATTGTCTGTTGAAATAGGCTGGCTTTGTCTGAGCAAATCTAATTGTGTGTATGCCGCTACAAAAGCCATAAAGCCGTCTGTTTTTCTTGACTTTGGCTCAATTTTCCCGTAGCTGATATTGCCGTTTTTATCCTCTGTTGCAGATGTATTGTTCGTGTACCAACGCATTAACGCCGAATCACCCCATATGATTTTATGGTTTGCAAAATCAGATGCTATCAGCGGAGCTACAAGCATTTTGTCTGACGGACGCACGAGTTTTAAGTTATTAAGTCCCTTGCGGTCACACTCAAATCCACACTCCAATAGAGGACTTTTGAGCAAAGTGTAGCGGTAATTATCAAGCGCTCCTGCTATGATGTTGTAGTGCTTTTTCTGTTCTTTGAGCCATTCTGCAACAATTTGTGGCGATATTTCTGCACCATCAACTCGTTGTAGGTCAGGCTGTTTATCATACGGAAATTTAATTCTGCTGAGGTCAGCGGATTGTGAGCAATACCACGACATCGGTTTCCAAACAATTTCGTTATCAATCATAAACAGCAAACCTGCTCCGAGAAAATCTGTTGTTTTAGTATAGTCAAGACCAAACACACAAGTTTTGCCTTCCAAATCGGGTAGCGGTCTGTTTGTGGCTTTTATGTTTTCCCACGCTGTAACCGGGTGCATTTCTGTACCCTTGGGGATATTCATACGCTTAGTCATAAAAGATGAATTGTTTACTTTGTCACGCTTCCAATCCTCAAATTCCTTTTGAATTTCTCTTAACAAATTTGGAAAATATTGCAACGACGGATTTGCTTTGTACCAATTCTCTTGCTCATATACCTCTTTTTCATTGTCTAACCTGCATATGAAATAAAGAGTGCCGTTGTCAGGTGCATCACCATTCAGTACTTCAAGACCTGCGGCAAGCTCGTTGTCAAGCGGCCCGTCCCGAACATCTCCCATAGTTGTAATTGTTGTTCTGCGTGGCATAGCTTTTTTGCCTAAGCCCGTTGTGAAAACATCAATGAGCTTATAATTTTCATATGCGTGCTTTTCGTCAAAATCTACTTTGCCGGGTCTGCCTCCGTCTTTCGTTTTGCTGTTTGAAGTTCTGTATCTGATTGTTGAATTAGTCTTTATGTTTGTAATCTCTGTTTTATTCCACTTAAAATGCCGCTGCATTTTTGTAGAATTGTTTTCCAAAATCTCGTAGATGTCATTAAAAGTTGTGCTTGCTTGCTCTTCTGATGTTGCACAAATGTCAATATCGTAATTGCGTATGCCGTTGACAGGCGTGAGCAGAGCAAAATCTTCAAATGCAAGATAGCCATTTTTTCCTGCGCCTCGCCCGACCACACAAACTAAATCGGGAAATCTTAATACACCCGGTGCGGAATATGTGCAATTATGCAGAATAAAACAAAACTTTTCCCACGCAAATAATTCGTATGGAAAATATTTCTGTAGAGCAAAATACTTTTCAACCTGCTCACTGTCAACATAGACTTGCTCATTTTCGAATACTTTTTCTATGAAATTTACAAGCTGTATTTGCTCTTTGCATACACGATATTGACCACTTTTTACTTGCTTTATGTAATCGTCAAGGTATTTACAGTTCGTCATTTACATCACTTTCTACCTTGTCGATTGATAGCCCCATTTGCGAAAGAATAGCAAGTCTTTGCTTGTTGTACATTATTGAATTTTTCACTGACGGATTGTCTTTAGTGTATTCTTTACCTGTTGAAGAAATCGCCTTGTATGATAAGCCGTTTTTCTTGATATCAGCTTGCATTTGTCGTTCAAGTTTAGTATAGAAAATGTAACTTTCGATTAAGTCACGATACACATCAATGTCTGCTCCTTTTAATGTGAGTTGTTCAATTAAGCTTTCTTTGATTTTTGCCATTTTAACTTGTGCCATTTTATTGCTCCTATCACAAAAATTTCTCGTGCGTGCGTGCGAGGACAAATTGTCTACCCTGTACACCGTTATCCATACGCTTGAGGCAAATGCGATTTTTGACCCCGGGGGTGCTACCATTTTTCGGAAAATTCTTCTGAAAAAATTTTTTCTTGCAGTTTGTGATGCTCTTTGTAATGACAATCTTTGCACAGACATTCAAGATTGTTGATGTCAAGAGCAAGATCCGGCCTGGCTTTAAGATATTTCTTGTGATGTACAGCTTCGCATGGGGTATATTTGCCTTTAGCTCTGCATCGTTCACATTCGTAATGTTCTTTTTCTTTTTTCTTTTCACGCACTTGTATCCAATCTGCTGTAAGATAAAATCTATAAGCTTTACCGCTTTGTACTTGTTGTATTATCCATTCCGTTGTTACATGTCTTTTTATCATTTTCAAATAAATAAGCCGCTGCAGTAACAGCGACTTAAATTAACCTTGTATTTTTTAGAGCTTTGCTCAAGTATAGTTTAACATACATTACACCGAACAAACGAACAACTTTGCTTAAATTTACCATTCGTAGCGATTGCACATCATACGCACTCCGTCCTCTGTATTCCCTCCACCCATAATGAACGCTATTTCTTTCCAAGAACGCTTATCACGCAAATGCAAAATTAAGCAGCTGCCCTCTGTTGTTTCAGCTGGTATACTACATATTGCAACAGCTCTTCTCTTTTCTGTGTTGTGTAATTCGTTTCGAAGGTCAGCTATTTGGGGCACTATCTTGTCAATGCTCCCTGACGCACTTGCTCCGTTTGCAACAGTAATGTTTGAGGTAATGTGCGTTACCTCTGCTTCAAGAGTGGCTATCCTGACTCTGTAATTACAGATATTGTCACTCATTTCTCTAATTTGTTTTAGATTCATTTTTTGACTCCTCCGTGCAGTCAACTGCATTATTGCAGATAATATTGCTTAATCGTTGAGCGAAACGAAATAATATTTATGTTTTTTCTCAAATTTAAGCGGATTATATACTTTGCAAAATTTGCCGCTAAAACAGCGTTTTTCTTTTTGCTTAACTTCGCAATAACTATTTCTATAATATTCACAAGTAGCACAACATCTGTGCTTTTGCCTGTATTCATTAGGTGTCATTATTAATCATATCCTTTCTACGGTATTTGTGATTATCGATTGCCAAATAGGTAAAATAAAAAGACGCTCCAGTGAAGTCATTAACCCACATATCGCCTTTGTAAAAATAATATCCCGCAGGTACAGGCAGTGCCTCGCATTTTTCAAGTTTTTTGAATTCACGCTTTTTGCCCTCAACAACTGTTACTTCGGGCTTGGTTAGATTTCTTGATGTTCTTAACCTTTTCTTTCCGCAAACATCTTTGCGAATATATTTTGCAAGATCGGCAAAATTGCCGTCTTGATATAGCGGTGTGAAGTTTATGCCGTTTTTCCATTGCCAACACTCTGTTGCAATTTCTCTGATGCAATCTTCAATCACTATATGCAGATGCCAATTCTTGCCGAGCTTGCCACATTCACAGTAGCCAATGTATTTGAATTGTACCCCTATTTTTTCTGCTCTGCGTTTGATTCGTTTGAAAAAATTATTAACAATCTTTTCAAACTGCTCCTCTGTGAATTCTCCTTTGGGCGCTGAAAAGCGAGCAAACCAATCTCCTTCGGTAAAGTTACAGAGGATAAGTCTTTGAGTATGCTGCTCTCCACGAATGCGGTTTGCAAGTGCTTGTTTTTCGTTTGTTTTTGCTTGATTGAAATTGCGTGCAATGTTCTTTTTGTTACGCTTGCGTAATGATTTATAATATTTTATTTCGAGCATAGGCCCTGATTTAACTTCACATTTATATATGTACATTTTATAAATCCTTTATTATATCATTATTCTTTATAGCGGTCACTTAATTAATTACTTGAGCAGGATATGCAGGGGCATTTCAGCCCCTGCGATTTTTACTTGAAATATTCAAGATATGATTTTGCTATGCCTTTGCAATTTTCGGATTTTACAGGAACTCTATGTGCAACAACATTAAGATTATCGCAATCAAGTTCTTTGTATATTTCCGCTGCTCGGTTCTCTTCGGTTGACTTGTAAAACTTAAACAGTAAGTCAACAAAAGGTATATCACCAAAGCGGTCGAAGAAGAGTTTTTCATTTTGTGTAAGAGCTTGTACACATTTCTGCTTATACTCTTCATCAGCTTCTGCTTTTATAAATAATTGATTATATACATCTTGTTTCGTGAATAAGTCAATAATCTCGACAGCTGTTTTTAATGCATCAGTATCTTTGTTATTAATTTGATGTGCAAGTTCTGTAAGTTTGCAAGATGTTTCTCTCGTTCGTTTAATCCATTCACGGTGCTCAATCTCTGCGAAATATGTTTCTGTTCTGAATCGTCTGTATTCGCTCAATAACTTGTATTTGACCTGCACACAACTTTTAGCCGAGAGCAAGCCGATTTTGCCACAGCTGTATATAGCTGACATGGACAGAACAAACCACCTGTTGTATGTATCAAGACTGTTTATTATATCTGTATCAATTTCACCTGCGATAAATCCGACCGCAAGCTTGTCAAGTTCACTCAGAGTGTCAAAGTTACTCTCTTCTGTGACTTCTTCGACTTTGGTTTCTGCATTTTCATTTTCCATTGTTATTCTCCTAAATTCAGATACTTGAGAATTTTATCCTGCGCTTTCTTGTAGCCGAGCGGCTCTGCGTACTTGAAAACCAGTACCTTTTCCTCTGCCATCGTTTTTATTCCGTCCTTTCTTCCTGTATATTTTTCCCAGCAGTTGCACACCACTCCGCTGCTTTTCAGTCGCTTTGTTGTTGCCCACCTTGAGTTCAATGTAAAGTGCGTGATATTTCCCCCTCGATACAGGCAGGCACAAATCAGGCACACCGGCCCTCACACCTTGCCTTTTAAGGTTAAACGCCTCTTTCTGATTTCTCTTGCCACCATTTGGTACATGATACAGCAAGTCAAGCTGCGGATAAGTATTTCTCGCATACGCAACCCAGTTGAATAGCTTAATCTGCTCATACGCCTCATTTGTCATTCTTTATATTCCTCCTTAAGCTACTTTGCAATAATCTCCTCATCCTCCATACAAGGTGCAGTGTAACCTTTACAGTCATCATCCCGATACTCGCAATAATCACAAACATCAGTATCCATTGTGCCGAGAATAAAATCTGTCATCTGTTCAATACCCATTTTCTTGATTCTTTCAATGTTCGTCATCGCTCAAGCTCCTTTCATTTATCATATTCATAACCTTAAGACTGTCCAACTTGTCTTGTTCGCTTTCTATGCGTTCAGATATTTCTGTTTTCAGTTCGTCAAGTGTCATTCTTCTGCCTCACTTTCAAGTGCCTCGCTTTCAAGCCAATGTTTTATGCAAGCGGTGCAATCATCATCGAAACAGCTGTCGCTGAATTGCTTTTCCATAGGACCGCTGGCGTGTGATGCTCCGTATGGGCAGGCAAAAATCGTCATAGGGCTATCAGCCATTTCGTCGATACTCATTGATTTGATTTTTTCATAATTAGTCATTGTGTTTACACCTCACTTTAACAATTCGTCTGTTGTAATGTTAAATAAATCTGATAGTTCTTGGAGGGATAGCTTTTCACGCTCAAAATCCACAACTTTTTTCAAATTTTCTTTTTCAAAATAAAATATTACAGGTTCTTTTATTTCTCTGATTAAGCCGTATTTCTTAGCTAATCTAAAAATAAAAACCTTTTCCAGTCTTGATAGTATTTTACCTAATTGCTCTCTAAAATCTTCAACCGACATTGTAGATTTATAAAAATTACACATTCTGCAAGCAGGATTATAATTTTCAATATCGTTTGCACCGTCATACCAATACACGCTCTGTATATGGTCAACTTGCATTTCCTTTAACGCAAGTTCACAACCACAATAAGCACAATGACCATTATATTTTTGATATACTTTAAGCCTCGTATGTTTTGATATAGATTTTCTATTACTCATTCTATATTACTCCTTTATAAATGCCCTAATACTCTGCTTTGAGAACAACGCTCTTTTAATACAGCCTTATCCTTTTTGTCTATTGCTTTTTGACAAGCTCTTTCTACCATTTTGTAATAATCATAATTGGTAGTTTCAAATTGAATTTCATATTTTCCCTTTTCGTTATCAATTTGAGCTTTATATGATGTTCCCATTTGTATCACTCCTTATCTCAACATACTTCGGCAATGAAAGTATGTGTGCTTTTTGTAAATTTTTGCCCTACACGGCTCAAAGGGCAGTCGCCACAAGCGATTCCACATATATATGTATCATCGTTCAGCTTATGTTTTTTCGTCAGCCTTAACTTTTTAGTCAAGTAATTTTTAGTCTTAGAACAATCAATCATTTCCTTTATCCTCCATTCTCTTTTCACTCACAACATCTGATATAATCTTTCCTGCACGCACTAAAGCTGTGTATTCGCCGTAGCTGTAATATGTGTTATGTATTTTGTTATACTTAGCAATCTCAAGACATACCAAATCAAGATGATCAAGTTTTTTCCGTTTCATATCATTTCTCCTTAAAAAAGAGCAGCCGCACCTGCTCTGCAGTAACATTATGCAAGTCAGTATTATATTTTAGGAAGAATAATCAACGAAAGTTGTACTTTCTGATATATAGTAAAGCCGTGCGGAGCTTACTAACTGATTAATTAAGATTTGCAATAGTATTGCTCAAGAAGTTTTGTGCAATCTGCTTGAGCTTTTTACCTTGCGCCGAATTTGTTTCACAAATTTTCTCAACGCTGTTAATAAACTTTTTGAGATGTGATTGTAACTCGTTGAAGTAAAGAGTTGCTGTCACAAGGTCAGCATCTGCATTTTTGTCAAGCTTGTTTGCTAACTGTTTTGCTTTATCAAGAGCGGCTTGTCGTTCTTTTTCAATAGATTCAAGCTTTGCTTTGTAGTCTTTCTCAAGAGTTTCTTTAACGCTTGATTTTGTTTTTTCTGTAGCTTGTTTAACAGCTTTTTCAACAGCGCTTTGTTTTTCTTTTTCAAATGACGCTTTTAAGCTGTTTATTTTGCTTTTTGCCGCTGCTTCAATTTGCGCTTGCGTTGGTTCTTGTACAGCAACCTCAACAGGCTTGCTTTCAAGTTCTTTAATTCGTTTGTGCAATAACTTGTTTTCATCTGTGAGATTTTGTTTATCTGCTTGTAACGATTTCTGTGCGTTGTTGCTGTCGTTAAGCTCATCACCGAGCAAGGCAAGCTGTTCACCTTGTTGCTTGCTTTTTTCGACAAGTTCTTTAATTTCTTTGACCGACATACCTGCAAGGTCATTTTCTGCAACAAAATCATCTCTGTCTACAGCACATACTTCTGTAAGTAATTGCAATTTAGTAATGCCAAGCTGTGCATTTGACTGCAAAACCGTACCGCCGAGTTTTTCATATGTGCTGATGTAGTTGTATGCTTGTCTGCGTTTAATGCCGCATGCTTGCTCTGTGTATGTATCAAATGTTTCAAAGCCGAGCGCTTCGTATAAGTGCTTATCTCTCATTAATTTAAGATTTTCACACAAGCTAATCATTGCATTTGCAGCTGTCTGCTCTGCTGTGATTATTTTTTGATGTGTACTTAGTGCTGAAATTGTATCTGCTGACATTTCAGTGATGTTGAAATCAGCTATACTCATTATGCTGCTGTCTGACATTTTTCTTTACTCCTTTTTAACGGTTCTATTTTGGTTTTATACCATTTATCCATAAATTTTTTAACTTCGTTCGGATATGAGCAATTGTCAAATCCTCTGCACTGCTCAATTCTAAGTGTCACAGGATTAAGTTCAAGCGTAAAGTAAGGTTTTTCTTTTTCACTCATCTTACGAATGAAAAGTATAATTGTCTTTTCTGTTACTACTTTTTTTGCATAGGTCGCTACACAATGACATAGTGTTTTACCTTCGTCTTTTAAGTCATTGTGTCTTACGGGCGGCATAATACAGAAGTCTTTATCTTCATAGCTGTATAGATTACTGTATTTTTCATACTGTCGAGCTATCTGCGGAAGCTCTCCTTCGCTGAATTCTTTGTCGTTGACTATATCCGACGCTAAATCGTGAGCCTGCTTAAAATTTTTAGGGTAGAGGACTTCTAAATTCGATAAGTCATATTCGAGCAAGGTAGCGTTTTCTATATAGTCTTTATAATCTCTAAAAAATGTTCTCCTTGGGTCCCAATAGTAGCTATCATACTGTTTTGCGCAATTTTCGTTTTCCCATCGGCGGAAAAATTGACAAAATTTTCTTAGCGAGCTGTGCTCTAAAATTCTTCGCATATCATTAACCCCACAATTAATCATTGCGTTGATTGTAAAAAATTCTTTTAACTCTTCAATGTCAATTTTTCTGCCAGTTCGTTGATATGCTTTGTATAGTTGCAACTCAAGTATGCCGGGATTGAGATGCTTTAAAATTTTTAAATCATCTTTTGTAATCCCAAAACTTTTAGATAATGAGCCTTTCGTTAAGTTATATCCGTCGATATTACCGTTGTATCTATATGTAATGACATCTCTTGCAAGATTGATTAATCCGTTGTTAATGATATTATTAAGACTTGCAACTTTATTGACTGCGTTATATAACTTTTCAAACGCAATCGGGTTGCACAACCTTGCAATCTTGCCGTAGTCGATATGCCACTTGTTGAATCCTTTTACACGCTTAAATATCTTATTGAGTGTGCCGGGGTAGAGTTGCAAACTTGAGTTTACACTTTTATAAAAACCCTTTCGCCAGTCACCACCTTTGTAATCTTCGTCATATGTGTATTGTTCCTGCGCTCGCATTTCTTGTCCGTCAAAGTCGCAAGTTGTGCGTACAAGTTCTTTAATCCTGATGTACGGATTAATTCTGCCGCAATCGTAGTAGTATTCGATTATGAACTCACGAGCACAAAATCTTGTTTCTTTGAACGGTTGTAGATACATTATTGTTTCTGTGTTACAAAAGCCGTTTGAATTCAAATATTTTCGATATGGTTTTGCAGTGCACTTTTTGTGACAGACAGGGCAAGTGACTTTATCTCCGCTGCGTACCTTGTTAATAGTAACCTCGTTACCGCATACGGAACATCTTGCAGTAGTCTGCTTTTTGCCGTTGGCATCATAAAACATATATCGGCTATATGCCATTACGGTATTATCAATCCATTTATGTACTGACTGCGGCAGTGGGCGAATTTCTGCTAATTCATAACTTATGCTGTCTTTAATTTTTTGATATTTATCATTGAGCCTTTTTTGCCTGACTGCTTTTTGCCAAGCTATTATTTTTTCGATGCCTTTACCTTTTGCATATGATTTAGTATCTGACAAATACTCATCAATCACCTTATCAGTATCAGCGTTGAACGGATAATAGAATTGACGGCAGTAATAATCAACCGGCAAACTGCTTTCACTGACTGTACCGTCTGATTTAACGATAAACCATTTGTCATCACCTTGCTTGTTTTTTCCGATGAACAGTCTATAGAGGAACTCCGCCGCCGGGGCAGGCTTAAACATATCAATTATAAGAGTTTTTTCACATGTTGACTCATCAATAAAGGCATCATAAACATAATTGTATTTGTGTGTCGTATAATTGACATACTTGTCTTTATGCTGAAACTCAACTACCGCTTGCATTGCAGGTACATCCGCACGGTTTTTGTTTATTTCTAACGCTAATAGCTTTTTTCTCTGCATTTATACTCACCTCACAGTAAATCCATAAGGTTTATAAAGCCTTGTTTTTCAGACTTTGTCGGGGCAGGAGAGGTGCTGTTCATTCGCCACACTTCCGGCGGCAATTCGCTCGGTTTTGGGATTGAGTAAAAGTCGCAAATAGCATTCATAACTTCAACAGGATTTGCAATTTTCTTGCTTGTTATTTTCTCCACGAGTGCAGACACCTGCATTTCTTCAACGTTTAAGTCCTGCAACACAATTTCTGCGCTCTCCGGCTGTGCTGTAATAATGTCGATAAGCTGTTGCATTACATTCCACTCATTTGAGTATTTTTTATAGTTCTTGCCTTGAGTTTTAATGCATTCAACTGCATTTTCTAAAATATTCATATAAATTCACCTTTCCTCTTGATTTTTGTGCGGTGAAAATATATAATAAATACGGTAAATATTTTTATATCTTTTCACTTTGCCGCCAGCTGTGCATTAGCTGGCGGCTTTGTCTTTTGCATTTAAAATGTAGTCAATCTTCGACTTGCAAGCCTTGATGTGTTCTGTTGTTGGATTTTCAAGGAGTTCCGCCATATCTTGTAAAATATACGGAATAGTGTCGATGAAGTCGGGATTGTAGCCTGTGTTCTCGTAGTCCTCGAGTTTATGTACCACACTCACGAGATTGTCGGGAATATCTTCAAGACTGAGTGCTTTATTGTTGACATCAATAATTCTGTACGGCTCGTTGAATCTGTTGTGTATTAATTTCTGCACTGTTATCACCTCAATTAGTTTTTCACACCGCTGAAACTGTGCGAGAGTTTCAGCGGTTTTCTTCATATTTTGCGATAATAGTCTTGAGGTCCGTTAATGTTCTGTCGAGTTCTTTAGCCGCTGACGGACTGTCCAAATACATCTGTTTAACATCTTTGTTGGCTGAAGAGCTCCACCCGTCCATATATATGCCAACATCTAATTCGCACACATGTCCGGCGAAGTCAACGAATATCGTCGGTTTATTGCCTGTGAGCTCCTGTTTGGTCGGCTTACCATTAAACTCGAGTGCAAGTGCCATAATCTCAAGCACTTTTTCTTTTATAGATTTTTTCATATAAATATCTCCTTTTAATTAATTTTTTATTGCGTACTTACAGCACTTAATAAACTTTTTGCAGTTTTGTGCAACACGCTTAATGCCTGTTGCTCTGTTGCTGAGCTTGTGTCTGTCAAGACTTTCCTTAACTTCTGCAACATAGTTCAAAATATCCTCAAGCCTGTCGGCGGTTACTGTATCTAAGCCTTGTAGAGCTATGACTTCGCCGTCTTTAATGCAGATTTGTAAGTTTTCAAGCTTACTCATATCCGTTTGCTCCTTTCTTGAGATTTTCGAGCAGTTCACGCTCTATAATCACACAGTCCCTCAGATAGCATTTTGTGTTGCTGTTAATGCCATAGACCATATTATCATCTAAACATATTGCTGTTTCGTATGATACTTTCATCATAAAGCGTCCTAAATCATCAGAGAACACATCTCCGATTTCAACCTCCTTAAACGAATACGATTTAGATTTGTTGATAATTACTTCCATTTCCATTCTCCTTTCATTTCGTCGGGGTCAATCAAAAGTTCATATGGTTTAATTCCAAGGACTTCCGCTGCTCTGACGATTTCTTCCAGCTTTAAATTCTGTGGCTTGTCGTTTTTGCGTGCTGAACAGGTAGCAGGATTAATGCCAAAGAGTTTGCTGATTTTTTCTCTGTCATAACCGATACAGTTCAATCTAAAGAAAAGACATTGTGCAACTCTTGACATATATTCTTGCTCCTGTTCAGCTTTTATTGTTCTTTTAATTTTCGGCATATAATCACCTCTTATGCTGTCTTAATATGTTCAACACTTTGAACTTTTGGATCAAAAAAATATTTCGGTATATCTTCATTACTAATTCCTAAAATCTCACAAGCTGTGCAGATTTCGGTTTGTTTCCATTGTGTTTTTCCGTTCATTTTTAAAGATATGCTTCGCTCTGATAAGCCCATTTTATATGCAAAAATGGCTCTAGTCCTACATTTTTCTTTAACCAGTCCTTCAAGTTTTCTATAATCGAATGGCATTTAATCAACTCCTTTGTAGTTCAATCTCTTTGAACAATTTTAGAATAACACAGCTTGATTACTATGTCAATACTTTTCTTCAAAAAAATTGAACTTTTTTTCAATATGCTATTGAACTTTTGTTCAAGATGTGTTACAATACACTTAAAGCAAGGTGATATAAGTGAAAAAGTATACAACTTCATATAGATTGAAACAAATAATGTCAGATTTAAATCTTAAACAAGTTGATATTCTTAATTTAGCTGCTCCATATAGCGAAAAATACGGAATTAAACTTAATAAAAATGATTTAAGTCAATATGTTAGTGGTAAAGTTGAACCGGGACAAAATAAATTATACATATTGGGTCTTGCACTAAATGTTAATGAAGCCTGGTTAATGGGATTTGATGTTCCTATGGATAGATCAAATTATAATTGTGATAGTAAAGAATTAACTCTTAATGCACACGAAAAGAAACTTGTTGTTGCATATAGAAATAAGCCTGAAATGCAACCGGCTATTGATAAGTTACTAAATATTAACGATGATTCAAGTGAAGAGTATGTTACAGTTTTAACCGCTGCGAGAAGCAGCGATAATAGACCTATTGAATTTCAAAAAATTTCAAAAGAAAAACTTGAATTACTTAAAAATGCTAAATCTGTTGAAGATGAATCTGATTTGTAAATAAAAAAATGCCTCGTTGGTTAAAATACCTACGAGGTGTGATGAATGGATTACGGCAAATACAAAAATGCTCGTAACGCCGCATGGCAATGTATATTAGACTACGATATTAAGACACTACCCATTGAGGTTACGAATATTGTTAGAAAATCAAATGATATTAATTTAGTTAAAAACAGCGATGTTAATATTCTTCAAAACAATGCAAGCGGTGTTACAATTGTAAATAATAACAGTTTTATAATTGTATATAGAGATACAGATAGTTCACGGCGCTGTAGGTTTACTATTGCTCACGAATTAGGGCACATTTTGCTCGGACATATGCTCGTGGACAAAATAGCATACAGAACATTTGCAGTACAGAATGATACCGAGAGCGCAGCTAATGTATTCGCTCGTGACTTGCTTGCTCCTGCGTGTGTATTGCACGAACTCAAAGCCTTAACTGCTGAGGAAATATCTCGACTATGTAATATAAGTCTTGAAGCAGCAACTTACAGAGCAAACAGAATGCACGAACTTGAAAAAAGAAATGCTTTTTATAAGCACCCACTCGAGCAAAAAGTTATAAAACAATTTAATCAATTTATTAATAAAAATAAAAGTCAGTCGTAGCACCACCTACGACTGACTAAAAAACCGCCAACTGTGGTATAAGCGGTCAAAATATAATTTTTGAAGAGGATTTAGAAATGAGTAAAAAAGCTATTAAAGTAATTTCGTTTATTGCAGTAATATTTGGAACTGTGTATGGGGTCAAGTCTTTGTTATCACTCGACATAGGCGGACTTTTAGTTGGTGCTGTTATATTTTTGATTAGCCTGGTGATTTTTTCTTTTGCTTTAGCAACATCATCAACAAACGCAGAAGAAAAAATCCAAAAGAAAGGAAGTAATGAATTAAATAATGATACACCCAAAAAATATTTAAGCACGAAAAATTTGTCGCTTGTTAAGTCCGAAACAGGCTTAACAAATATAAGAGTTTTTAAACTCGCAGGAGTAACATTTGACAATCGCCAACACAATTTACAGTTAATTGAACAATGTCAAAATCATGGTGGGCAGATTAAAATTGCACTAAACAAATACATATATGACGGAGATTATGCTGTTGCTGTAACAGCAAATGGCTTAGAACTTGGAAATATAAAAGCCGAAAATCTTGATTTTGTACTCAATAATTTGTATCGTATTTGCGGTTATAAAAAACTATATATCAATAATTTTACTAATGAAAATGGGAGCATAGTTTGGTATGCAGAAATTAAACTTGTTTTAGTAAATAAGAAAGAGGCAAAAGAGTATGAAATGTAAAAAATGTGGTGCAGAAATCTCGGATAAATCTAAATTTTGCAATGAGTGTGGGGAAAAGGTGATTATCCCTGTTGAAGAAAAACCACTGTTTACGGACAACAAATCAGATGAGCCATTGCAAGTTAAAGAAAAACTTGAAAATAGATATAATTGGACCCCGACATTTATAACAATAGCCTCATTAATAAGTATTATTGCTATAATAACAACAATTTCAAATGCTGTTCAAAGCGATAACACAACATCTACAACACCTACAAAAAATTATATATCATCACGATATTATAACTGTCTCTTATACACATCTCCGAGCCCACGAGACGCGTAGTAATCT